TTATCGTTAGACCCTTGGGAGAAAGGTATGATAACGAAATTAAGTTAGGGGATAAAACCTTAATTTTAAACACGAAAATAGAAAGCTTTAAATCTGTAAACAACTTAGCAGTTGTGGTAGAGACACCTAAAGCTGTGAAAACAAATATAAAAGTAGGTGATATAATAGTGATACATCACAATGTCTTTAGAGTATTCTATGACATGAAAGGTGTAAAGAAAAACAGTAGATCATATTTTAAAGATGGTTTGTATTTCTGTGCTATAGACCAAGTGTATTTGTATAAAAATACAGGTGAATGGAGAACTTTTGGAGACAGATGCTTCGTTACACCTATAAAGAGTAAAGACTCTCTAACGCTTGATAAAGAGGAGAAACTAATTGGTATACTAAAGTATGGTAATAAGTCCTTAGAAGCGCTTGAAATCAATCCTGGAGACCTTATAGGGTATACACCAAATGGGGAATGGGAATTTATTATTGATGGAGAGAGGGTGTATTGTATGAAATCTAATGATATTGTAATTAAATATGAATACCAAGGAAACGAAGTTGCGTATAATCCAAGCTGGTCAAGTAGCGGTTCAAGAGCTAATTAAAGTTTCTGAGGCAGCTATCGTAGATTCAGATGATGATATTTCAGCAGATAGACTTAAAAATGCAGCAGCCACAAAGAAGCTAGCGATTTTTGATGCTTTCGAAATACTTAACCGTATTGTAGCTGAAGAAGATATGTTAAACGAAAAACCAAAGGAAGTCAAAGAAGACAAGCCTTTTAGAGGTTTTGCTGAAGGTAGATCTAAATAATGTACAAGCAGACTTTATATAAGGTCTTAAAAGACCACGTAAAACCCAAGATTCTTAAACAACAGAATAGGTATAAGAAATGGAAGCACGGATACAATGAGGATCATGATATGATTGTCATTAGTAAGACCGGAGAGATTGGTGAGGTATATGAGATACAAGGTTTAAAGATAGCTTTACCTAAAGAAAAGGATGTAGTTGTTTTTGAAAACGATAAATGGACATATACAGATTATCCTAAAGAGTTAAAGAAAATAAAAACTGTATTCGACTGGGAAGAGTATCCTTTAGATTTTAAAGAAAAATGGTATGACTATATTGACAAGGAGTTTATACGTAGGGAAGAAGGCTTTTGGTTTACTAACAAAGGCAAGTCTACTTATCTTACTGGCACTCACTACATGTACTTGCAGTGGTCCAAGATTGATGTTGGGCAGCCAGACTTTCGGGAGTCAAACCGCTTATTCTACATATTCTGGGAGGCTTGTAAGGCAGACACCAGGTGCTATGGGATGTGTTACCTTAAGAACAGACGTTCTGGGTTCTCGTTCATGGCTTCAGGGGAGACGGTTAATCAGGCAACCATATCTACGGATGCAAGGTTCGGTATATTATCAAAATCTGGTCCTGATGCAAAGAAGATGTTTACCGACAAGGTGGTACCAATATCCATTAATTATCCATTCTTCTTCAAACCCATCCAGGACGGTATGGACAGGCCAAAGACGGAACTTGCGTACAGGGTCCCCGCGTCGAAGTTCACAAGGAGGAAACTTGACTCGAACGAACAAATCAAGGAGATCTCAGGGCTTGACACGACGATCGACTGGAAAAACACGGGTGACAACTCGTACGACGGAGAAAAATTAAAACTATTAGTACACGATGAAAGTGGAAAATGGGAGAGACCTACAAATATATTAAACAACTGGCGTGTTACAAAAACATGTCTTAGATTAGGTTCAAGAATTATAGGTAAATGCATGATGGGTTCAACCTCAAATGCTTTAGATAAAGGAGGTAGTAATTTTAAAAAATTATATAATGACTCAGACGTCCACGAAAGAAACGCCAATGGTCAGACTCGCTCAGGATTATATTCTTTGTTCATACCTATGGAATGGAACTACGAAGGATACATTGATTCTTATGGATTTCCTGTCTTCGAAACTCCGAAAACCCCTGCACAAGGGCCACTTGGGGATCAAATAAAACAAGGCGTAATAGATTATTGGAATAATGAAGTAGAAGGCTTAAGAACCGATCAAGATGGTTTAAATGAATTCTACAGACAATTCCCCAGAACAACAAAGCATGCTTTTAGAGATGAGTCAAAACAATCTTTATTCAACTTAACTAAGCTATACGAACAAATAGATTATAATGAAGATCTTAAAAACTCTATTTCTGTAACTAAAGGAAGCTTTAGCTGGGAGAATGGAGTAAAAGACTCTAAAGTTATTTTCACACCAAATAGAAGCGGTAGGTTTATAATCTCGTGGGTTCCACCAGTAAATCTACAAAACAACGTAATAATGAAAAGGGGATTAAAGTATCCAGGTAATGAGCACTGTGGTGCTTTTGGATGCGACCCTTACGATATATCAGGTACAGTGGATAAAAGAGGATCTAATGGTTCTCTACATGGAATGACTAAGTTCAGCATGGAGGATATACCTCCTAACCATTTCTTTTTAGAATATATAGCTAGACCTCAAACCGCTGAGATATTCTTTGAGGACGTATTAATGGCATGTATCTTTTATGGTATGCCTATACTAGCAGAGAATAACAAACCAAGACTGTTATATCATTTCAAAAGAAGAGGCTATAGAGGTTACTCTATGAATAGACCTGATAAGAAATATAATAAATTATCAATCACAGAGAGAGAACTAGGTGGAATTCCAAACTCAAGTGAAGATATCAAACAAGCACATGCTGCAGCTATAGAAACCTACATTGAAGATTTTGTAGGATTAAAAGAAACAGGATTTGGAGATATGTATTTCCAAAGGACATTAGAAGACTGGGCTAGATTTAATATAAATAACAGGACTAAGCATGATGCTTCGATAAGTTCTGGATTAGCTTTAATGGCTTGTAACAAGAATAGGTACTCTCCTTCTAACCCAGTTAAAAGAGAGGCTATTAATTTAGGTATTAAAAAATACGACAACAAAGGTGTGTCATCAAAAATTATAAGTTAAATGAATATAAACACTAACACTAATAGTGCCTTTCCAAGTCAAATCGTAAGCGATGCAGAAAAAGCAACTTTAGAATATGGAAGCCAAGTAGGTCAAGCTATTGAGTATGAATGGTTTGGGCAAGGTAGGACTGGAGGTAACAGGTATTTAACTAACTCCAACAATTTCCATCAATTAAGATTATATTCTAGAGGTGAGCAATCAACACAAAAATATAAAGACGAGTTATCTATAAATGGTGATTTGTCTTATTTGAATTTAGACTGGAAACCAGTAGCTATCCTATCTAAGTTTGTAGATATTGTGGTTAACGGTATATCTCAAAAGACTTACGATATTAAAGCATATGCACAAGACCCTAGTTCTATTAAGAAAAGAACAGATTATGCCTCTCGTATATATGAAGACATGTTAGCTACCGAATTCCTTGATGGACTTAAAGCTACCTTAGGTATTGATCTCTACCAACCATCAGAATTAGGTGTTTTGCCTGAATCTAAGGAAGAACTAGAGTTACATATGCAACTAGACTACAAACAGTCTATTGAGATTGCAGAAGAAGAAGCTATATCCAGTATATTTGCACAAAACAAATACGATCTAGTTAGAAGAAGACTTAATATGGACTTAACCGTATTAGGAATCGCAGTTGGAAAAACAAACTTCAATACAGCAGAGGGAATTACAGTTGATTACGTAGACCCTGCTTATATAGTACACTCGTACACAGAAGATCCAAACTTCACAGACATCTACTACGTCGGAGAAGTAAAAGCAATAACCATCCCAGAACTTAAAAAAGAATTCCCTCATATCTCTAAAGAAGAACTTGAGAAGATACAGAAAATGCCTGGTAATAGCCAGTATGTAAGCGGATGGGGTAATTACGATGAGAACACGGTACAAGTAATGTATTTCGAATACAAAACTTATTCTAACCAGGTTTTCAAAATAAAACAAACAGAACAAGGGCTGTTAAAAGCTTTAGAGAAACCAGATACTTTTGATCCACCTGAGAATGATAACTTCGAAAGAGTGTCAAGAACTATTGAAGTTCTATATACAGGAGCTAAGGTAGTGGGTACAAATACTATGTTAGACTGGAAGTTAGCTGAGAATATGTCTCGACCAACTGCAGATACTACTAAAGTGGAAATGAACTACGTTATTTGTGCGCCAAGAATGTACAAAGGTAGAATCGAATCTATAGTTAGTAAGTGTATTGGTTTTGCGGATATGATCCAATTAACCCACTTAAAGCTACAACAAGTAATGTCTAGGATGGTACCGGATGGTGTATTCATAGATATGGACGGGCTCGCCGAGGTTGATTTGGGTAACGGTACAAACTATAATCCTGCTGAGGCACTTAATATGTACTTCCAAACAGGATCTGTAGTAGGTAGATCGCTTACTCAAGACGGAGAGATGAATGCGGGTAGAATACCTATTCAAGAGCTTAACAGTTCTAGTAGCCAAAACAAAATTGCAGCATTGATCCAAACATACAACTACTATCTACAAATGATAAGAGATGTGACCGGATTGAATGAAGCACGTGATGGTAGTGCAATGGATAAGAACTCATTAGTAGGACTTCAGAAGATGGCCGCTAATGCTTCTAATGTAGCTACTAAACATATTGTGCAGTCAAGTTTATATATAACCTTAAAACTAGCTGAAAACGTATCATTGAAAATCGCAGATGCTTTAGAGTTCCCTTTAACGGAGAATGCTTTAAAGAATTCTGTGTCTACATTTAATGCGAAGACACTTCAAGAAGTGGTTAATCTTAACTTACATGACTTTGGTATATTCTTAGAATTAGAACCAGATGATGAGGAAAGAGCACAACTAGAACAAAATATACAGTTAGCTATTGGTCAAGGAGGTATTGACTTAGAAGATGCAATTGATTTAAGACAAATCAAGAATCTTAAGTTAGCAAACCAACTGCTTAAGATTAAGCGTAAGGAGAAAGGGAGACAAGATCAAGCAAACCAACAAGCTACAATTGCAGCTCAAGGGCAAGCACAAAGTGAAACAGCGGAGAAAACAGCAATGGCTGAAGTTCAGAAGCAAGAAGCTATTGCAGGTTCTAAAGTTCAGTTTGAACAAGCAAGGTCTCAAATGGAAATACAAAGAATGCAAACTGCTGCACAGTTAAAAGCACAGGAGATGCAACAACAATTCCAGTATGATATGCAGCTGAAGCAAATAGAAGTTCAGGCAACACAACAAAAAGAAGCAGCTATAGAGGATCGTAAAGATAAACGTAGCAAAATGGAAGCAACACAACAAAGTGAGATGATCAGTCAAAGAAAAAATGATAGCTTGCCTACCGACTTTGAGAATCAATCTAACTTAAACATGCAACCATTCGTATAGTAAACAATCAATTATTTAATTATATTTTATCATGACAGAAGAAGCAACTAAGAACGAGCCTACTAAGCAAGAAGGGGAGTTCAAGATTAAAAAGAAGACTCCTAAGAAATTAGTAGAGTCAAAAGAAGGAATAACAAAGGTTAGTCTTAAAGAACCTGTAGCCGAAGCACCTAGTGAAATCACTAAAGTAGTGGTTCCCGCAGAAGAGACTAAAGCTGAAGAGGTTATTCAAATAGGTGATATTGAAAAAGAAGAGGAAACTAAAGACGAAGTCTTTATCCCGATCAAAGAAGTCACTGAAGAAAAGATCGCAGGTGTAAAAGCTGAGATGCAAGAAGCATTAAGAGATGAGAAAGTCTTAGGGAAAGCTTTACCAGAGAACATTGAAAAGCTAGTTTCTTTTATGGAAGATACAGGTGGAACTATTGAAGACTATACCAGATTAAATGCTGATTACTCAACAATAGATGATGTTACATTATTAAAAGAATATTACAAGAAAGAAAAGCCTTATTTAGAAGGTGAAGATATTGAGTCAATTCTAGAAGACTTCGTCTATGATGAAGATATGGATGAAGCTCGAGACATACGCAAGAAGAAAATTGCGTTTAAAGAAGAAGTTGCGAAAGCCAAGAGTTATTTAGAGGAAACAAAGAGTAAATATTACGACGAGATCAAGTTGAGACCGGGCATTACTCAAGACCAACAAAAAGCTACTGACTTTTTTAACCGATATACTAAGCAACAAGAACAAGCGACGCAACAACACGCACAGTTCCAGGAAAACACTAAACAATTATTTAACGACAGTTTCGAAGGTTTCGACATTAAAGTTGGCGATAAGAGTTATAAGTACAATGTCCAGAACCGTGATAAAGTTGCAGAAAGCCAATCAAACATTAACAACCTTGTCGGGAAGTTCCTAGACGCAGACGGTAATGTTAAAGACACGAAAGGTTATCATAAAGCTATGTATGCTGCTGACAATGTAGATAAGATTGCTTCTCATTTTTATGAGCAAGGAAAAGCGGATGCTGTAAAAGACGTATTAAACAAATCCAAAAACCTAACGAGTACTAAAGCTAGGACTCAACAAGGTGATGTATTTGTAGGCGGAATGAAAGTTAAAGCTATCAGCGGTCTTGATTCTACAAAATTAAAGATAAAAACAAGAAAATTTAACTAAAAAATTTAAAAATTATGAGCTTAACTCCTCAATTTGGTGGTTTAATCCCGTCGCAATCACAACAATTGCTAGCGACTAACTACCTTACATTTAATGGTGCTGCCGGTGGTGGTACTTTCGCACAACAGTATTTACCTGAGATCTACGAACAAGAAGTAGAGCGCTATGGAAACAGAACTTTATCTGGATTCCTACGTATGGTTGGTGCTGAAATGCCAATGTCATCTGATCAAGTAATTTGGTCTGAACAAAATAGATTACACATATCTTACCAAGGTGTTGTTATCGCTGCTGGTGCAGGTGCAACTGATAATCTTATCACAATGCAAGCTCCGGCTCAAAACGTTATATCAATCAATGATACTATCGTTGTTTTAAATCCTGCTACAGGAGTAGAAAGCAAAGGTATTGTTACTGACTCTGGTGCTTACGCTGGTTCTGGTCTTGCTGCTGCAGCAATTACATTCCAAGCGTTTGACAACGTTAGATTAGCAAATGCTTTAACTGGTATTGGTGTAAAAATCTTTGTATATGGTTCTGATTACCAAAAAGGTCAAAGCATGAATGGTGCTTTTGCTGCTGGTGGTGCAAACCAAGCAAGAATTAGTGTTGATCCTGTATTAACTCAATATTCTAACTCTCCTATCATATTAAGAAGCCAATACGTAGTATCTGGTTCTGATATGGCACAAATTGGATGGGTTGAAGTTGCGACTGAAGACGGAACATCTGGATACTTATGGTATTTAAAAGCTGAGTCTGAAACTCGTTTACGTTTCGAAGACTACTTAGAAATGTCTATGGTAGAAGGTGAATATAATCAAGTTGCTGGAGCTGCACCTGTTGCAAATCCTGGAACTCAAGGTTTATTCGCTGCTATCCAAACTCGTGGAAACGTAGAAGTAGGATTTACTGCTGCTGCTGGACTTGACGAATTTGACGCTATCTTGAAAAACTTAGATACTCAAGGAGCTATTGAAGAAAACATGCTTTTCTTACAAAGACAAACTTCTTTAGATTTCGATGATATGTTAGCTTCAATCTCTGGTGGATTCGCTGGTGGTACTGCTTTCGGTTTATTCGAAAACTCTGAAGAAATGGCTCTTAACTTAGGATTCTCTGGATTTAGAAGAGGTTCTTACGATTTCTATAAGACTGATTGGAAATACTTAAATGATGCATCTACTCGTGGAGGTATTGTTGGTATCAACTCTGTTGAAGGTGTATTAGTACCAGCTGGAACTTCTACCGTTTACGATCAAATCTTAGGAACTAATATCAGACGACCATTCTTACACGTTCGTTACAGAGCCTCTCAAGGTGATGACAGACGTATGAAATCTTGGTTAACTGGTTCTGCAGGTGGAGCTTATACTTCAACTCTTGATGCTATGGAAGTGAATTTCCTATCTGAAAGATGTTTAGTAACTCAGGCTGCTAATAACTTCGTGTTATTCAAAGGAATCTAAGGATTCAAAATTAATGTAATCTTTACCCTCGTTATATCAACGGGGGTAACTATTACTCTTATAAAAACTATTTAATTATATCATATTATGGCTAAACAAGCTGAAGCTAAAAAAGTTGAGGTAGCTCCTCAAGAAGAAGTGGTGACTAAAGTTGCTGCCCCATCAACACCAAAATGGGAAATAAAAGATAGAGTATATTATTTAAAAGGAAATAAATCTCCTTTAACTTTAACAGTACCAGGAAGACATACAAGAAAGCATGCATTGCTTTATTTTGATGATGTCACTGGTAAACAAAGGGAAATAAGATACGCAACTAACCAAGACTCTCCATTGGTAGATGAACAAAAAGGAGAATGTACATTAGGTCACATTAGATTTGATAATGGTGATTTAAAAGTACCAAAACAAAAACAAAATTTACAGAAGCTATTATCCCTATACCACCCATTAAGAGGTAAAGTATATGAAGAATTTAGTGCGGCTGCAGAAGCAGAAGATGAACTAGATATCTTAGTTTTACAGATAGACGCTTTAAATGCAGCACGCGGGATGGATATAGACCAAGCAGAGGCAATCTTAAGAGTTGAAAAAGGATCACAAGTAAGTGAAATGAGTTCTAAAGAACTTAAAAGAGACATACTTTTATTCGCTAAAAACAACCCTGCATTATTTATTAGTCTAGCTAATGACGAAAACGTGATACTAAGGAATTTTGCTATTAAAGCTTCTGAAGCTAACATAATCAACTTATCAGGAGATCAAAGAGTCTTTACATGGGGGTCAACCGGTAGAAAATTAATGAATGTACCGTTCGATGAAAACCCTTTCTCAGCATTCGCTGCTTTCTTAAAGACAGATGAAGGTGTAGAAATTTATAGATCTATAGATAAAAAACTATAAAAACAAGTAATATTAATATTAACCGGTTGCGCTATGTGACCGGTTGGTATTATAATAAAAATATAAAATGGCAGTAAACATAAACACCGTATACACAACAGTATTATACATACTAAATAAAGAGCAGCGAGGTTATATAACCCCCGCTGAGTTTAACAGTTTAGCCGTTCAAGTACAAGACGAAATATTTCAAGCATACTTTCCAGACGGTAATCAATTAAACCGCAAAAATCAAACAAATGCAGAGAACGATACAGAGTTCTTCAATATGTTCAAAGATGCTTCCTACAAGTTATACCCTTTTGAGAGTGACCAAGCATTTACTTATAATGCAGGTAACCTAGGATTCATATACGGAGGAGCAAAAACACTATTTAAGCTAGGGGAGATTATATCCACCTATACGACTACAGTTCCTAATACAGCATCTGTAACACAACTAGCTAGCAAGAAAGACTACACAGAGATTACTAAATCAAAGTTGACTAAACCGTCAAATAGTTATCCCTTGTGCTACACTACAAATGTGACCATAGCACCTGCAACCACTTCGCAACTTATAATAAAAGTTTCCCCAATCCCAGATTCTTTAGCGGTTAACTGTATAT